CCCAGAGGGCATCATCATAAGATCCTTGAGCATCTTAGTAAACCGTGAGAGGTCTGTGGATACCGAATCATCTGTGACCGAAGGATCACTTGTTGTGTCAGGGCGGGGACGGACACGTTCATCACCTACCCGGCCACCTTCTGCAAAAGGTGCGGGATTCGGGGACATATTCCCCAATCTTTTGATAATTTCGGCAAGGGATAAATTTGACATAGAGTCTCCAAACTCTGGGAAAGATTTCCGGTAATTAAACATTGCCTGTTCTGGCGATACCCCAAATCTTTCAAGGGCTGCACGGGAATCTGATTGACCCAGTGCAATTCTCTGAAGATCCGAGAGATAATTCTGAATATCAGCGGCTTCTCGTAAGGCTTGGGGTGAAGCTGGTTCTGTTGCAGGAGCAGTAGGCCCAAAGGTAGGGATACCCGGATTCGTTGGCCGAGCAGGGCCTTCGGGACCACCGCCTGTTCCTTGGTCGTTTCCCGGTCCTTTGCCTTGGGGAGGACCCGGCGTTCCTGAACTAAAATCGAAATCAGTTAAATCACCAAGAGAGAGACCTAGAGCACTGGCACCCAGACCGGCAGCTATTCCCAAAGGATTAGCACCAAACGCAAAACCAGCTATTGCCTTGGCTACATCGGCCAAACCTAGGTTGCCTAGATCAAAAGATAGACCCAAGTCCCCTAACTGTGGTCTTCCTGCCGCAATCGCATTCGCTGATGTACCGTCATAGCCATGGGCAACTCCTGATTTGCCATAACCGCCGGAGCGTACTTGTCCTGCGTCGGGATTGTCGGCCGGACTTCCAGATGGAGCGTTTCCGGGTGCATTACCGACACCCACATTGGGTGACCCATCTCCTGCGTTGTCTCTGCGGGAGTCCAGACCTCTATCATCACCCAGCCCACCGCCAAGTCCGACATTGCCACCTGCCTTGTAATTGCGTTTCTGGAGCCTCATCAGTAAATTTCCCTGTTAATCATCCTATAATACCTTTTAGTTTAAGATCCTGCAATAAAGTCCCCAGTGCATTTGCAACAACAGAGACCGAGATTTGACCCGCACTTACATCATATGTTCTATTCACAGATACATTTGAAATAACATAAGGCTCCTGAGAAGCAGCCTCAATATTACTCTGATTATCCCGCAGTTCCAGATTTCTGATAAGCTGGGACCACGCCCCTTGCATCTCGGGGGTTGCACTTCTCGGTGCCCCCGGATATCTGACAAAGAATTTTCCTGATTTTCCTACATCAATAGACATCCTTAGCGTTTCCCATCCGGTACCAGATCAAGTCTGAATGTGCCGAGCCTCCATGAAGTGCCGACAGCACTTGTGGATATCCTGAGGTTTGCCTGTCTTCCCCGGAGTCTGATGTTCTGGAATCGGGTCGATGCCGAGACAACAAAGGGACCTTTGGATACTGTTGTTGCCGTGGGGTATTGTTTAGCACCCATCAGGATGTTGACCTCGGGGTCGTTGTTGATTCCACCGGGGTCGGTGAGTTCAAAGTCCGGGATAAATTTATCGGCAAACAAGAGATCGTCACCGTCCCCGAGATCGAAGTCACCACTCTGAATAAAGGATTCGTATCCGATTAACTGGTTATCTCCGATGACAGCACTGTAAGTGTTGGGGGGCTCGTTGTTATAAAGATAAGCAACACCAGCCGAGACACCTGTGGTAATAATATTTCCAAAGATGTCCGCCCCATAATCCCATGTTGTCCAGTAGGCATCGCCGAAGACCCAATAGTTTTCCACGGGGCTGTATGAGATATATTTATTACACTCTTGCGAATCAGCAGATGGGTATAGCCATGTAATCTCAGAAAATTCTGTGTTGATACCACAGAATACTTTTTCTTTCTGAGAGAAATTAAAGTCTGAGAAAACATATTTTCTGGCAGATGACGGGAGAACCTGTACCTGACCGTTGAAGACAAAGAAGTTGCTCTCACCCATCCAATACAAACTACCATTAAAATCTTTTGCTGCATGGGGTGAGATCGAACCACAACCGTCACCAAGAATATCCGTGGCAAAGATATAGGGCTGTCCGACGTAAACCATGCCGTACAGGGCCGAGTCTGTTAGTACAAGGACACCGCCTCTGGAATAGACACCCTGATTGATCTGTGTTCCCCTCTGGATTCGGAAATCACCTGCGGCGTTCGTGACTGTTGGCGTCCATACGTCATAGTCTTCCTGATCAGACCACCTGATCAGCATAGGATCGAAATTACCGGATACGTCATTACAACCCAAGGCAATGACGTGTCTCGATTTTTCTGAGACTATGATACTGTTGACAGACACAGGAGCAGCCGAGACAATTTGCGCCCTTACGTCAGTACCTGATGTTGCATCCCAGAGATAGATTGAGCCTCCACGGGGATTCGCCAGAAGATCCTCTCCAAAGGTGTCCATGCTCCAGTTACGCATACGTAAAGTAATATTTGATGTAGAGGCAGGAGTACCGTATGTTCCCGTGCCGTAGGTGCCAGCGCCCCAGCCGAGGCCGTTGGTATTATACCGGGACCCTGACTTTAGTAAGTATTGAAGGGTCACTGTACCAACGTTGGCAGATGTTGCAGCGGCCACGGTTGTGTATGTAAAAGAAAAATGATTAGCGTCTGATGCAGTGGTAATGGTAAACATGGAATTTAGGAAAACGTTGTTGCCGACTGTTGCAGCCATCGAGACAAATGCGACACGGTCACCCGCTACTCTGGTGTGGCCTGTCAAAGATACAAGAATAGATGAAGAACCAACGGAGGTGCTAATCTGGTTGACCAAGGATGTAGTTGAAGTAATAGGGGTAATGTCAGAGACTGAACCGCCCTCGTAAATTTGAAGTGCATTGTTTGTTCCCCATGCAATATAGTTTGTTTGATTTAGTCCTGACCAAATCTCGATGTCACGAGGAGTTCCTGTCAATTCACCAAGAACTCGTTTGTTCCAACCCCGGATATTTTCAGGGTTGCTATTACGAAACCGGATACGGTTACCGTCATACCAGCCGCCCTCGGCCTCGTATTGTGTATCATCACGAAGAAGAGTAGGGGCAAATTTAAATTTTGTTGTGATTGTGTCTGTTGACATGTTAGATTATCTCGGAAAATTTAGGAAAACTTGAGATATGATACCCCCAAGAGCAGCGGAGAATCCGGAGAGCATCATCAATGTTTTCCAGCCACCTTGTGCTTCTGAGAGAGTAAGAAGAATTTTACGGGTGTCGTTTCGGACGGCACTCAGTTCTTTCTCAAGAAGAACAATCCTAGCCTCCATATTACCCAGTTCTCTGTCTGTGAAATTAGCCATTTTTAGTCACTCTCTTTTATACCAAACCAACATACAAGAGTATAACGATTACCCGATGTAATCATGTTTACTCTGTGCATGACAGAGCCGCCTCTAAAAAGAATAAGTTCCCCCGTATGTCCTTTTATCCCTAAGCCAAGATGTGGAAATACAAGCTCACCTCCTTCATAATCTTCATTAAGATAAACTATAGCAGCAAAATGCCTGTTAGGAAATTCTCGGTGCTCACCTAGATCATCATGTACTAACATCTCATCCCCTTTGCCCCACCTTACAGTATGTGGGTTTAATATTGATAGGTCGAGACCAGTTTTTTGCTGGGCGAATTGTAATAGTCTTTCCTCAATAACTCCTTTATTTGCCTCAATGGTTGACCAGCACATCTTGTTTCTCCAAAGATCAGAAGTGTCATCAGGGTTTTCAGGAACCCAGTTTCTGATTAAATAAGAACATTCGTCTGTGTCTAAGAAAGATTCTTTAGAGTGAATATCGTTTTCTTCTAGTATCTTGAAACTATCGTTATAGTCTATAACAGGAGAACACCGGACAAACCTACGTGCTTTTTTAAAATAATCTTTTGTCCACTCATCTGCTTTGTCACGTTTGTCTGTCAATACTTCTCGTTCTTTGCGGACACTGTCCGGTTCACACATTTTATAAATCTTGGTATTTTCGATGGTTCCGGTGTCCACAGGAATAACACGGGCAACGGGGGTACCTTTTGGGATTGTGGTTTTTCCTTTGTTAATGACCCTGATTGTCAGAAACCATGGGTACGATAACCAATCAGTCTCGATGACTGCGGACATCGTTTGAATATCTGTGTTGTCTGTGTTAGGAACTGGCATAACCATGAGATTAATGTTCTCATCAGTGCGCCAGACATATCCGGGGTCTAGAGTGAATGTCCCTATTCCGAAGTGGCTCTTTGCACCGTGACCTTCTAGGACCGTGAGATTGTCTTTGTAGACACCCCCGTCCCATTCGACAGTGATTGATTCATTTAGTACCAAGTCCCATCCAAGGGTATTCGCACAAGTAAGGGGTGTGCATTTATAAGAGTGAGGGGAAAACCAATCTCTGGTTTTAGTGGCAGGGACTATATCAACTGATTTGACTGAATCAGATATCACCGG